CGCTGCCATCAAGGAATATTTGGACAATCACAACCAGAATCCTCGTGTCTTTGTATGGACCGCCTCGGTCGAACGAATCATATCCAAAGTCGCCAAATGTAAAGAAGCGTTGGGGACACTACACTAGAACAGGCTAGATAAGGCTACAAGCGACAATTTGACAGGATCATGCGAGAGGATCATCGTTTTCGAGAGTTGGGCTTAGGACGGGCCTTTGAGGGGGCGGCGATGGCCGGGCACAGGATGGGTTTTAAGATGGTGCCGGGCGTTGAAGCCGCACCCGGCGAGCTCCATGGCGTTCGAGAACTGTGCCTCCAAAATACTCCTCTCATCCAGATCAAGCGTAGACGTCTCCAAGAGATGCTCGAACTGAGCGGTGTTGGTGTCATCAAATTCTTCCGCCATATCAGGCGTGCAATGGATGGCTTTGAGGGAATCGATCTGGATACGGGCTCGGGCGCGGGCGCCGTCTTTCTCAGACTCTGAATTGGCCCATGCGATGAGGATGCAAAGAGCCGCAACCCCGAGGAGCGAGAGGAAAACTATAAGAGGCGCGCGGCTAGGCTTAAGGCGGCGCCCGCAGTGGCGGCACCGGGTGGCCTGGTCCGAGATGTCTTCCGAAAGGCAGAAACGGCAGGTTTGCATTTTACCTTCCTTATATAGAGTCACTTAACCTTGGCGTATTTAAGATCCCTCCATTGGGTGCTGCGCCTGACCAAGCGTTCGCGCTCGGCGCGGAGAGCTTCTTTCGCGCCAGCATGCCCCGCCAGCGCTGCCTCGCGAATCAGCTTCAAGCCAGTAACCGCATCATTATAGTATTCCAACAATTCAGTATCAGGCTGGGGCCCCATGCCGGGGCGCTTCTGATTCACAGGGGATGGTGGAGGCTGCAGGGATTCTCCATGATCCTCTAGCTCCATTGCCCAGTGAATTCTCTTTAGACCTCTCTCTTCGGCGAGGCGGGAAAGTTTTTCAAGATTTCTGCCGCGCGGTGTGCACTCTCCCGATTCCCAGAATTGATAGGCCCTTACAGATTTCAACCCCAATTCTCTTGCCATCCCGTCCTGGGTCTCATGCAGGAACCTACGTAGGCGCCGAATAGTCGGGGCAAATAGTCCGCTGTTAATTTTTACTTTGGCCTTCATTTTTCGCTTGACACGAAGAATCTCTTCACGTAGTATCTCTTCGTTTGAACCTGTAAATACGTTTACATGAGTAACCATAACACAAAGCGCAGAGTTCCCAAAGCGACGCGGCGACTGATTCTATTGTCTCCGGGAGCATCAGCCGCAATCGCTCGAAAGGCGAAATGTAGTCAGGCGCTCGTTTCGTTGATCCTCGCGGAGCAGCGCAACTGTACTGACGGCGTTTGGGAGGCCATTGTGAATTGGGCTGCTGAGCCTCGAACATCCGTCCTTGCGGAGATGGCGGAACAGGAATTATCCGCCGCGAAGATTTGAGATTCCAGGCATGGCAATTCCAGACGACAGCGAGATTCTAAGCACGATTTCAGCGAAAGTTCCGCGCTGGGTGGAGGACGAACTCTTGCGTGTTTGCCGGGAAACCGGGCTCATGCTCTCGCAAGCGGTTCGAATCGAACTCATAGAGTTAGCCAAAATCACCAAAAAGAATTTCAAGCGCGGCCCAGCTCTAGGACCGTTCCTGGAGCACCTAGAATTTCACTCTCGACAATACGACCTTTTTTTTGGAAGCAAGAAGTAAATGACGTAAATGACGGCGGATTGGGCAAGGGCGCAATGAGCAATTTCGCATCGACTTTAGGCCTTTTGGTTTTTGCCGCGCTGGTGGTTGGCGTAGCGCTCGTAGCCAAGCGGTTCCCCGCGCTGGGGGCCCTCTTGGCGCTGTGGCCGTCGGTCGCCATATTCGTTGGCCTGATTGTGTGGTTGGTGACGGACTATTTCAGGCCCAGGATTTGAGATCTCAAATTGGAGGTTGGAGATGAAAGGGAAAAAGCCTCTTACGCGACGGCAAGAGATCAGGGCGTTGAGACAGAACATCGCGGAGCTGAAGGACTCGCACCGGGTGCTGCTGTGGAAGGATGTAGTACCACTGATGAAGCGGCTGCCAGTACTCAAGCGCGCAGAAAAGCTGGCGCGGGCTGAGCGCGCGTTGGTGCGCAGCGTCGAGGAGGATAAGGGAAGCCCCCAGTTGGAGTTGCTGAGTTTCGACATGGCCAGCCCTCCTGCTGCACCGCCTCCTGCGGGCGATGGTCGGCTCGAAGCCCAGGCCCCGCTGCTGACACAGGCGGAGCGGCTCGGGCAATAGCGGGGGAACCCCCAATTGGAGATTTCGGACAATGGCCGATACGGGTTGGATTACGGTGGAGGAAGCGGCGGAACTGGACCAGATCTCCCTGGTGCAAGCAAAACGGCGGGCGCTGGGGAAATGCGAGCCTGGCTATGTTTCGCGGTTGGAAGCGAATTCCAGCGGGCGGATGCGGCGCATGGTTTATGTGGCGTCGCTTTCACTCGACGGGCAAGAACGGCGGCGGGAAAAGCAGGTGTCAGGTGTCAGGTGTCAGGTGTCAGGGCCAGAAGAAGCCGACAGCGACACTACTATACAAATGTTTAGTGGCGCCAAGAAAAATGGCTCGGGGCAGCTTTCATTTCTCGATCGGACGGAAGAGGACGCGGCGATCGAGGCGGTGAAAGCGAAGCTGGTGAAGACGGCGCCTTCACAGATCGCGCCACTGCTCGCGCGCTATCGGGCCATCCAGCCGCTCACCAACCACGATTTCTCCGCCCTGGGGCTAGGTAGCAAAACCTCCTACGCGAGCACCATGTCGCGGCAGCTTGGCCTGTCGGCGCGGCATTTTCAGCGCCTACGGGAGCGCTACGCAGCCGCATTCGAGAGTTTGGGCCTCGAGGCCGCGATTGAAAGCCTGGCGCTGAATTCCCCCGGCCCCGCGAAGTGGACCGGATCGCCTCTCGACCCCGCCACGGATGAAGGCCGCTCCAACATTATGTATATCCAGGACTGCTGGGAGTTCAAGCACCTCACCCGCCGGCAGAGTTACCATGCGCTGAAATTCTACCTTGAGGAAAAACAGAGAGGCACCGGCGGCTCCTGGGTCTACGCGATTCCGACCGAGCAGGCTGTTTCAAGATTCATCAACACGCCGCCGCCGGATGGCCTGGGGGGCGACCTGAATCCGCGGCGCAACGGACTGGAGGCGATCAAGGCCGCAGCGGGCCACCTCGACTGCACCTACGATGACGAGGCTGCGAACGACACCTGGTGCATTGACGAATGGGAGCTGGATGGCGCCTTTTACAACATTGAGAAGCGCCGTGAGATCTTCTGGTCGATCTACCTGGTTTCGGTCATTGATGAGCGCACCACGCGGATCCTCGATTGGACGCTGGCTTACCACCTAAACGTGGAGACGGTGCTCGATCTGCTCGAGCGCTGCGTGCGCGAGTTTGGGCCTCCGCTTTATCTGCGGTCTGACCAGGCCGGGCATTTTCGAGGTAAGGTCCTGGGCGGAGGCCGAGCGCCGCTCGGCCCTACGGTCGTGCAATCGCGCGGCAAGTTGCTCGACGCGGCGCTGGGCGCAATGGGGCAGCTTGGCGTGCAACCAGTCAGCCCGGAAGGGCACAACCCGCGCTCGAATCGAATCGAGCGCATGCACGGTCTCTACGCCGAGCGCGCCCAGGAGGATTTCGGCCCGAGCTGGCGCGGCTCGGCCAAGAAGGAAATCCATCCGGGCGTCACCGAACGCCAGATGAGCGGGATTGACGAGCGCGTGGCGCGGCATATTAAGGAGCACTGCAAGGCCGGGACTTCCGGGCCGCTTATCCTTTCTACTGCCGACGGGGAGCGCATCGTGGGCAAGTGGGTCGAGGAAATCAACCTGGCCGACACCGACGCCAAGGGCTGCCACGGCATGTCGCGCCTGGCGGCCTATAAGGAATTCTGCGCGCGGCGCGAACGGCCCACGGCGGAGATGGTCGATATGGCGTTTGCCGAGCGCGGCGAGCATGTAATCCTGCCGGGCGGCATTGTCGAGTGGCGCGATAAGCTACGCTATTCGAGCCCGGAGCTGATCGGCCGTCCAGGCGAGTGCGTCGAGATGCTGCGCTACCGGGACGACACCTCGCGGATCATTGTCGAGCTGGATGGCCAGCTTGTGATCGCCGAGCGGCGTCCCCTGGTGGGGCGCAACACGCCTGGACTGCTTAGCGAGGAAATCGAGAAGCTGGCGCGGATCAGGAAGCAGGTGTCAGGCGCCAGGTGTCAGGCGCCAGGCATTGAAGATTCCAGATTTCAGGTTTCAGACCAAGATTCCCCGGCGGGGGCCCACGGCGAGAAAGCCCTGAAGAAAACTCATAATGAAACCCCACCAACACAGCCCACCAGCGCCAACCCGTCGGGAATAGATGTAGGGGCACGGCTCGCCGTGCCCACGCACGATGCGGAAGCACATCCGGAGATTTCGTCTGTGGAGTGGATGGCGGCCCGGGTCGAGCACGGCTATCGGCCACCTTCGAGCGATAACGTTCCGCCCCTGCACGAGCTGGAGGAATTTGACCCCACGATGGAGGAATTGTGAAGGCATATTCCTGGTGTCGGGTGACCGACGGCCTGGGCGGCCACAGCGTGGCGCGGATCCGCGTGGCGCTCGAGGGCGCGACACATAAGACGCTGGCCTCCTGGCGGGAGATGAAGCGGCGGATTGCGGCGCTTACGGACGTCGAGTTGGCGCTGGCCATGGAGTTCGAGCGCATGGGACGGCGCCGCACGGAGCACTTGAAGCTGCTCGATATCGAAATGCGGCGGCGCGCGGGGGATGTGGAGGACCGGAAGTTCAAGGTGGAAACGAAATTATGAATTGCGTACCTATCGATTTCGGCAATGGCGTGACAGGGTTTGTATGCGGACGCTCGCGGCGCCGCAAGTCGTGCGCGAGTTGCGGCCGGCCAGGAACTATCCAGTGCGATTATCCGGTCAGGCGCCTCATAGGGCTTCATCTTACCGAAAAGCTGCAGACCTGCGACCGCTGGCAGTGCGACGGATGCGCCACGCAGATCAGCCCCAACATGCATTACTGTAAGCCGCACGCAGCGACGGGGCCGCCCAAACTGTGAACTGAAAACTGACGACTGAAGACTGAGGACTAATAAAGCATGCCTACCTATTTTCCAAAGCTCAGATCGGCGCAAGTGGTCGAGAAGGCGCTTGACCGGATGGTCGAGCACGAGATCATGGTCGCGATTGTAGGGCCGGCTGGAGTGGGCAAGACCGTGCCGCTGCAGCATTGGCGGAAGACGCGGGGAATCCCTCACGTCTGGATCGAAGCCACGCTGGGCGGCTCGCTTTCGGCGCTCGTGGGCGCGCTGGCGGAAGGCGTGGGCATCGGGGCGGGCGGCTCGCTCGACGCCAAGTCGGTGAAGATCGCCGAGACCCTGGCGCTGGCGCCGCGCGCGGTGATTATCGATGAATCGGACTTCCTGCAAAATACCGCGCTCAACCGCGTGCGGGCCATCTACGACCGGGCGCAAATGATTCGCGACGACGATGACGGCCGCGCCTTCCCTTTGGCGCTGATTGGCACCGAAGCGCTGCGCACGCGGCTGAGGCGCGATGAGGAACGCGCCGAACAGATGCTGCGGCGCATCGGCGAATTCGATACGGTCCCCAAGCTTAACCAGGCGGAGTGCGTGGGGATCCTCGAAGCGCGATGGGGGCTTGATGGCAAGCATGACGTGGGGCTGGCCGCCGGCTCGGCCGAAGAGCTGCTGCGGCTTTCGCGTGGCTCCATAGGCTGGCTCAACAAGATCGTGCCGCTCGCTATCGATTTGGCGAAGCGCGACGGCAAGACCATTACGCCGCAGATCGTGCGCGCGACCGCGCGATACCTTGTGGGAGTCGAAGCGTGACGAAATGGTGAATAGCGAATGGTGAATTATGAACAATCAAAAAGCAGAAGGCAGAAAGCGGAAGGCGCAGCCGGATCGCCTTCGCATATTGAAGCAGTTGGCTATATCTCTTCCCATCCCGGCCTGGGAATACGTTTTGGAGGCTCTAGCCGTAAAAGCAGCCATGGACTCCGTGGGAGACCGTCTCGATTTGCGGGCGATCAATACCGGCGCCCTAATTCGCCTTGCTATACAGAAGAATGGTGAGTAGTGAATGGTGAACCATGAAAATTCTTGCCGTGGGCCCTATTTCGTATGAATTCAATCAGGCCATAGGGGCGCTCATCAAGCTTGGCTGCCCGGCCGATAGTTTGTGGCTGGCGCACAACCTGGATACCGCCAACAAGCTCTTGCCGGATGCTGATGCAGTGCTCTCCGCGGACACTTTCCCCAGCCACGCGGGGCGCGCCTCTGAGCCCGCCGAAACGCGGCAAAACAATTGGGCGGCGCTGGCGCTCAAATGCATGCGGGCGAAGAAGCGGTTCGTGCTGCTGACCGGAGACGAGCGTCTGATGCTGCGTATGAACGCGGTGGCTAAGGAATCCGAGCTCGGCACGGGGCCCAGCCGCCCGTTTGCCGCCTTTCATAGCAGCCACGCGCAGGAAGCGTGCCAGGCGCTGCTAGCGGGATCGGGAGATCGGGCCATCGAGCCATCGGGTCATTGAGTCATCGGATCATTGGCTGACTGAGTTAAAGAATAAAGGGAGAGCGACTATGGCTGAAGAGGATTCCAAAGCGATGTGGAGCGATCTGGTGAACGCGGAAAGATACGGCGCCAGGCGCGCGGTGAGGCCGGTGGCTGTAGGGCCGAACGGCGTTCGGCCATGCACTGACGAGGCGATCCTGGACTGCGTGCGGCTGACCGTATCCCATCAGGAAACCGGCGCGCAAGCGAGCTATCTCCGCGAAGATGCCGTCAGAGGTAACATCGAGGCGGCCTATAAGCGGGGCCGCGCGGACGAGACCACGCGCCTCCGGCGCATTCATCAGGTCGACCGGCTATTCGCCTGGTGTTTCCTGGCGACCACCGTGATCCTGCTGGGCGTTGTGCTCGTCTACGTTATTTTCGGAGGCGGCTAGCAGTGGCCGAGCCCTACAACAGCGCCCCGCCGAGGCCGTTCGAGCCGGTGGAGTCAATTCCACTCGCGGAGGCTGTGCTTTGCGCGAATTGCAACTGCATCACGCGCGCAAAGAACGGCCACTGTCTGGTCTGCCAGAGTCGCAGCATTGTCAATCTGGCGACCATTTTGGATCGCGAGGCATGGTGATGGAGTGCTTTTATTGCGTGCAGAGCGGATATCGAGGCTCGTTGGCGGCGGCGCTCGTTGACGACCGGCCAGTGTGCAGGGTCCACTTGCCGGACCACAGCTTCCCGGTCCCGACTAAGGGCCCCGGGAGACAGAAGACGAAGGAGGAAATCACAATGCCGGCTAGAAAGATCGATCTAGAAGAATTGCGAAGGAGATTCAGCGGGGATAAATCCGCGATTGACTTGGCGGCGGAAATGGGCGTTAGGCCTGCGGTAATACGCCACGCCCTGGGAACTTTGGGCCTCAAGGCAAGAGCCTGCCGTGGGCGGCCCAAATCGGTCCAAACCGCGCAGCCGAAGGCTGCCATCGTGAAGGCAGTTCATTCGCGGGTTACGCAGACAGCGCAGATTCCGGAGGCCTCGGCGAACGGCCAGCCCAAAGCCCGTTGCCGCGTGGCGATGTTCGAGCTCGAAGGTTCCGAGGCGGCAGTGTTGGCGGCGGTAGAGGCAGTGAAAGCGGCGCTGGAGCGCAGATGAATGTAGGGGCGAGCGGCGCTCGCCCTGGGCCGAACGCCCCGATCAGATCGGGGCCCTACGGGGGCAACATGGCGGAAAAGATTCCCGAGCATCATCGTTTTGATTTCTCTCCCCAAGGCGATCCTCTGCTGCTGATCGAGGGGGTCATCGCCAAGCGCCGGGGCGAGGCTTTGGCGATTTCCATCGAGGGCATCGCCATGGAGTTGTGGGCCTACGAGTGGTCCTGTTGCGTGTCTGAAAAAAAGGGCTTCCCCGTGTATCCCCACCGGGCGAACCTTCAACGCCTCATCAAGCAGGCGGTGCGGGCCCTGCGGCGCAAAGGGAAGAAGATTGGCAGCTCGCGCGGATCGAAACACGCCCCGCCGGGATACTACATGATCACAACCTCCGCCGAACTCGCGAAGACGGTGGCGCCGCTCGTCCGCCAGGCGATTGACGAGCTGGGCACGGTGGAGGCTCTCACCGGGAAGAATTTCTATACCGCCGAGCTAGCGGGACAGCAGAGGCTGTTCGCGGTGGAGAACAGGGACTAGGGAATAGGGAACAGGGAATAGGATCATCGGGTCATTTGAGAATTATAAATGGTGAATGGTGAATGATCCGGCAACCCTGGAGGAGAGAAGCGATGGAAACTCATTTCAGCCATCCAAGCAAAGAAGTTACTCAGGCACTGATTCGCCTTACAGACGCGCTTTGCGAATGGGAGCGAAACACCGGTAGACAATCCGCGCTTATCCTAAGGGAAGAGGGTGGTTTTGTCTTTCGCGCGGTGAGCGGCAAGCCAGATCCGAGTGTCACTTGGCAGAGTGACGCTGAATTCACAGCGACTATTTTAGGGGCTTATATACTTAAGGGAATTATATATTTAACTTCCTTGGAGTAGTAGATGGCTGATTGGAAAACAGTTAGATACGATCCTAATTGGGAAGAAAAACTCGACCCGGAAATCATTCCGCTCTGTGATGCGCTCAATGAGGCCGGGTTTGTCACAACGTCTTCTTGTATTGGACATGGAGTTTGCTGGCCGCACGTTTGGTTTGAGCACAGCACGGATGAGCGTATCGAAAAGTTAGCTCGGCTCGTAAAGGTAACCGAATTAGGCGATTACCGGCCTTATTTTTCGATGTGGCAAAAAGAGATTCTCACTGAAGGCTATGCGTGGTCTGTCGAGATTCACCTCAACGATGTGTATTCAGACACGCCAAGGGCAGTCGCCCGTGAAGCCGAGATATCGGCTGTGAATAGCATGGCTCGGGTGATACGGAAGTTAACTATATAGGTCCCATACTTAACTGCCCTAGGTGAATGAATGAGTTGTGGACGCAAACTCGGGCCGTATGACTGCTGCTCGGTGGTCTGCGGCGATTGCCTGGAACTTATGAAGGCGCTGCCTGATGGGTGCGTCGATGCGGTCATTACTGACCCGCCGTATGGGGCCAATCTGGGGAAGCACTTAGGCGCATCTGATATGCGTACGCGCCACGTTCTCCGCAAGGGCACTGGTTATTGCGAGTATGACGACACGCCGGAGAACTTCGTTAAGTTGATTATCCCGCGCGTGAGCATGGCCGTGCAGAAGGCCGTCCGAGCCCTTGTATTTTGCATGGGCAGCAATATTTCTCTGCTTCCGAAGGCCGATGCGCTGGGTGGTGTGTACGTGCCAGCAGCCTGCGGCAGGAGCCGATGGGGATTTACCTGCTTCATGCCGTGCGCTCTTTATGGAACGGCACCTATGCTGCATCTCGGCTCAAAAGCTACAGCCATCACAAGCTCTGATGTGGCCGAGCCAAACGGCCATCCTTGCCCTAAACCTGAGAGTTGGATGTCATGGGCTGTTTCTCTCGCATCATGGCAAGGCGAGACCATCATCGACCCCTTCCTGGGCAGCGGGACGACGGCGGTGGCGGCGCTCAAATTAGGGCGGCACTTTTTGGGCTTTGAGATCAGCGAGGAATACTGCCGCATCGCTCGCGAGCGGATCGCGCTGGTCGAGGCGCAGCCAAATCTTTTCGAGAAGAAAGCGAAAGTGGAGCAAGGGGAGTTAAGTATATAAGCCCCCTATTTTAGACTCTCAGGGGTCGAGCTGAGAAAGGGAATCAAGTATATAAATCCCAATGACCCGATCGCCCGATGACCCGATGACCCGATCTCCCGACCCTCGCCACCAGCCGTTGATGGAAGAGGTCGCGCGGCTGTACAAGCGCTACAACGACGAGCTGCCGCCGCCGGACATGGGGCGGACCGCCAAGGCGCTACACGAATTCCTGCGGGCGAATCCGCGCTGGCCGCTCAAGACGATTCAGCGCGCCATGAGAAATCGTTTCTTTTCGCAAGGCATCAACTTTTCCGAAGCGCCCTGGATGTGGCTGAAGTACTTGCCCAGCTATGTGGCCGATCCGCTCGATAAATACAAACGGCCCATGCGCGGCAAGGGCAATGCGCTGTTTGCGTGGTGGGAGGAAGAAATCAGAAAGGCATCGGGAGATCGGGTCATCGGGCCATCGGATCATTTATGAAACCACAGACCCTCAAGGCGATGCACGCGGAATGGAGAAAACTTTCCGCTGGCTTGGCCTGCGAGCCGGCTGAGGGTGAGACGCAAAAGCAAGCCGAGCGAAGTGTCCGGCTCGACTGGACAAACGTCAAGCTGAAAAAACCGCAGGGATTTTTCACCTCCTGGAATCAGTTGACCGAAGGCCAGGCGCGGCGGCTCATCAAGCTCATGCGCGAAGAGTCGGGCGATGGGGCGCGCTACCGCGCCATGCGGATCGCGGAACTGGCTTGCGAGCTTTGGGGTGGGCGGCAATGGGATGATTTCCTGTGCACGTGCCTGGGCGAGCGCTTTCACGTCGGCGATCCACGCGAGCTCTCTCCCGACCAGGCGCACATCATCATGGAAGAACTGCAATCGAGAATCGCCAGGCGCGATGGCCTGACGATCGAGGACGTGCGGAAGCGGTTCAGCAAAAAGGTGTCAGGTGCCAGGTGTCAGGTGCCAGGTTCGACAAACAAAATCACGCCGGAATCGCCGGATGTGGCAGTGTGACGGCCTGCAGCGCGGCACGTTGGCGGCGTCGCTGCGCGATCGACGGGTAGGACGGATGATTGCCTTGCCGGTAATGAACTGCGCGGCCTGGGGGAAATATGAGTGAATTGGGAGATCGGGTCATCGAGCCATCGGGTGATCCGGAGATCGGATCATCGGGTCAACAAGACTGTATTCATCCTGCTTTGGCGGTGATCGCCACATGGCGGAGTGGGCACGTCATCAAGCGCCGGCGGCAGTGTTTGATCTGCGGCGAGCGGTTTTCAACGGAGGAAAAACTCTTCACCCCCACTAATGGTGACAATCGTACAAGCGAGGCCAAAACAGGCTAGTTTTTGCTTGCATAGCGGCTCTCAACGAGCCAATGCTTGATACAACATGTACGAAGATGCGCGAATAAGAATTGATGTTCCACTGGGCACGCCGCTGGCGCTGATCGAATATCTGGCGATTGAAGAGGCAGTCAAGCACTGCGCTGGGAACCGACATAGCGCAGCGCGTCGGCTGGATATCACGGTGCCCCGCGTGAACCGATTTCTTAAACTGTTTCGCCGCTCGGAAGAAACCGCCCCGCCTAAAGCTGCTGGCGTGGGAACCCTCTCGCCGGGCGGCGAAAAAACTGTGACGAGTGACGACTGACAAGATAAAGCCAAATTTGGAGGAAAGGAGGAAAATCCTATGTCAGATGGAACTGCAACGCCCGCAACCCCTTCGGTTGTAGGTAAGGACGAGGCCTACGCCCTGAACCTCAAGTCCATGATCGAGGAATCGACTAAGGACTTGGCGGAGCTAAGGGACAAGTACGAACAGTTGGGCCTCCAGACGCTCGCGAATCTCAATCAGATGGCGCTCAAGACGCTCTCGGACGCACAGAGCGCAGCCAACACACATCTCCTGAACGTGATCGATTCGGCGGACAAGATCAGCAAGAGCACCATCGTTCACCTTGCCACGGTCGCGGCCAACGAAGAAGAAGAGCAGGAGACGGATTTCGACATCACGGCGGACGACATCAACAAGATCAGTCAGGCAGTGACCGCGGCGATCACCGCCGTGCTGGCGAACATGGCCACCGGGCGGCCGCCGGTGAACCAATCGGGCACCACCGAAACGGCGGTAGCGAAGTGAGATTCTGAATTGTGAATTCTGAATTATGAATTCACCGCATAAGATAAACCACGTGGGACGAGAACCGCTTGTATCGCGGGGCTGAGGCTCAGGCGGTGGCAGCAATCTCAGCCCCGCGCGAAAACGAAGTCAAGAGCCAGGTTTCGATGCGGCCTGATCGGCCACGTCGTTGGGCCCGAAAGGCCTGAGAGGGGTGGGCTGACCGTCAATCGGTCCGCCCCGAAACAAAATTGAAGTTCCCGCTCGGTGTCCCGGAACCCCGGCGGATTTCATTCACGCTGGCCGGCGTGAATTGAGGGCGGCGGCGGGTGCACACGCTGCCGCTGCCCAATTGACGGACGAACAAACAAGGTTTTTGCAGACCATCGCGGGCCCGGCGCTCCAATCGGCGCTGGCCTTCGATCTTCCCGCCTGCATTATCGCTGCCCAGGCTATCCTCGAATCGGCGGGGAAAGTCAACGGCAAGTGGCAGTGGGGCGGCTCGCCGCTCTTCATCCACGCCAACAATCCCTTCGGCATTAAATTCGGGGACCGGCAGGGCTCGAAACCCTACAACGAATACGTCTGTCCTACCACTGAGTGCGAGGGAGGGAAGCCGCACGATGAGCCGGGGGACTTCCAGAAGTTCGACAGCTTAAAGCAGGCCTTCAACGCGCATGCCATCTTGCTGCTCGGCCCGCGCTATCGGGCGGCGTTTCTCGTCCGGCACGATTGGAAAAAGTTTGCGGACATGGTCATGGTGTGCGGCTACTCGACCGATCGCCCGCCGCTTTGCAGCATTCCGGGCTGCCCCCATTACGCGGGGAAGCTGGTCAGCCTGGTCGAGGAATATCACTTGGACGATCCGGCCACGCTGCGCGGGCTGGCTGAACGGGGGGCGGCGCCCGTGGTGACGGATGTGGAGCTGGGCCAATGAGCGAGTGGTTTGTTCCGGCAGTCATTTTATTTTTCTTGTGGGCGCTCGTCGCGGTGGCGCAGCCGGGCAAAGAGAAGGTGCCAGGTGCCAAGTTTCAGGTCTCAGGGGAAATCCCCGACACCCGAAGCCTGGAGCCTGAAACCTGTTCTGCCAGATTGCCGCGTGACGAACGGCAGCGGATCAAGCGCATGCTGGCCCCCTATGGGCGCAGGTTAGCGGGCTCTGGAGGAGGGAAACAGTGAGAAGAATTCTTGTAAGTTTCCTTCTGACGCTGCTGCTGGCCGCGGGGATGGCGGCGGAGAGCCAGGCGCATTACCGCATAGGCCGGAACGGCGTGGTGCTGCCCGATCCGGGTGTCACACCCGGAGCGGCGCGCACCACGGACGCGAAAGAGATCTGCGCGGAGGGATTTCGCACCGGGCCTTTTCGCAAGACGACCCGGGCCACCAAGGCCCAAGCCTACGAGGAGTACGGCGTCGAGCCGAACAAAGGGATGTGCGCCGGGGGCTGCGAGGTCGATCATTTAATCCCGCTCTTCGACGGCGGCGAAGACGTACTGGCGAATCTTTGGCCTCAGCCCTCGAAGGGCATCGGGTTCCACCAGAAAGATGTGCTCGAGGTGGCGCTGCATCGCATGGTGTGCGCGGGGAAGATCACCTTGCCAGAAGCGCAGCGATGTATAGCTGAAAACTGGTGGGCCTGCGCCCTGAAGCTAAAAATCCTTGATGCGAAGGGAAAATATCTTGGCTCGAAAGGGTTCGCGCTCCATAGGCGCGGAAAAGGAGATGGAGATGACTAGAAAAGTTCGCGTCACTGCTTTGCGCTTCGCGCTGGGGATCTCGATCCTCGCCATGATCGGCTGCGCAGCCGCCTCGATTCATCCCGGCGCCGTGAGCACGCTGGACTCCACGACCTATGATGCACTGGTCACCGCCAACGCTGCCATCAATCAAGCGAAGTCCGATGTCGCCGCAGGAACCTTGTCCGCGTCAGGGAACCAGATCATCAACGACACGGTGGCCGCCTACAACGTGGCCCGCGGCGCATGGCTCGCCTACCGACACGCAGTCGAAGCACTGGCACCCGGTTCGGCGGCGCCCGCTGCCGAGACGGCTGCCTTGCAATCGGCGCTGGCTAGCCTCACCGAGGCCATCGCCAATCTGCAAAGTTTGATCACGAGCGGAGGGAAGTGACCATGAGCATAAGCGTTATCCTTTTGATCATTCAGCTCGCTGCGCAAGCCTTGAGCGAGGTTGAGAAGGGCAACGTAGTGGGCACGGACTCGGCAATCGCCGAGGCTTTGATCGGGGTTTACCAGAAAGCGGCGGCGGCGTATCAAGCCGTCAAAGGCCAGCCGATTAACGAGGCTCTAGTGCCAGCGCAGACTCCGATTGCACCAGCCGTTCCACCGGCCACGCCGCCGGCTGGCAGCAGTTGACTGTCGCCCCTCGCGGGGCCATGAACCGAGACGCACGGGAGGAATATTTCATGTCCATTTTTGAAAGAGTCAAGGCTGAAATCGAAAGTTTTTGGGAGAAAGACAGCCCCACCATCGAGGCAGGGCTTAAAGCTGCCCTCAAAAGCGCGGAGCCGATCTGGAAAACCTCACTGGGGTCCGTCGTGCTCTCGACGGTGTCGAACCTACAAATCATCGCTGCTTCAGGTGGCACCGCCGTGGACGCCGAGGCTGCGGCCAAGTCGGTCGCGCTCGCCGCAGTGACCGCGGGAGTGACCGCCAAGAAGAGCGCCGTCAGTCTGCTTGTCCAGTTGGCGATACAGAAGCTCGAAGAATCGGCCTCGGCCCTGGGGGCCGCGCCGACGCCGTTGAAGAGCTAACATGGATACGCCTAAAACCGGCTGGGCGTTCGTCGCAGGCATTTTCAGCGAGCCCGATGGCACACCCTCTGCCAGCCGCCTGCTTTCATTCCTGGCGAGCGTGATCTGGCTGACGTTATTGACCCTGGATTATTTCCACACCCGGAAGCTGCCCAGCCCGGGTGAATTGATTGCCGGCGGCCTGGGCGCAAATTCGCCGTACCTGGTCAACCAAGCGCGGCGGTTCCTTGAGGGCGTGGGCGCTGGCAGCGGCCCCAAGGCGCCGGAGGGGAAGAACTGAGCCGCAGATGACGCGGATGAGCGCAGATTGCTGAAAGGCGAGAACTGAGAGCCGAGAACTTCTTATGATCGATCCGACGACGGTACGCGACATTCTGCTGGGGGCAGGAGGGTTCATATCCTGCACCATGGCGGGAATCGGCTTTTTCCGGCTGTGCGATAGCGGCGCGAAAAGGATCGCACAGATTCCGGTGACCCTGAGCACCGGCGCCGAGGAGCTGGGAAAGCTTCGCCTGGCGGTGGAGCGGGATCAATCCATAGTTACCCTAGTGGTCGAGCAGGGCGGCGTGCTGAAGGCCATGCGGGACGATACCGCCGCCATAAAGATGGAACTAGATCAGTTTCACCGCGAGTTGCGGATCCTGTCCAGGAAATATGAAGGCTTACCCAATGAGTAGGTTCAGGAAACAAACCAAGGCGGAGCAGGAACTCGATCGCACGGAGATTCTGCGCTATCTCACGGAGTGCGGATTCCTGCCCACTGACCCGAAATATATCATCGTCTACATGGATGATATTCTCCGTCCGGTGAGCTTCACGAGTATGGCGTTCCACCTGCGCTACATGCGCGATCGCGCTTGGGTGGAAATCGGCACAGAGAAGAAAGTGGGCGAACCGGAAGAGATTCGGTGGGCTCGCATCACGGCAGCCGGGGTGGATGAATTCGACCTGCGCAGGAAAGCGCTGGGGGAAGTCGCATAGGAGATCGGGGCATCTGGCCATCGGGTCATCTGGCCATTGAAAGGGACGACGAAGAAGGAGAAGCCAATGCACTACAAGAACGGACGTGAAGCAAAGAATGGCGACAAGGTCGTGTTGTTTCTACCTTACGCCTCGCCAGTCGTCGGAATTCTGTATGACGCGACGGCGGGTAATGACTATTGTAACGGGCATATCGCGCCAATTTTGCCGAACGACCCGTGCCCGAATCTGAAAGAGTGCTTGCATCTCGATGATATCGTGAAGGCTCTCCCAGCAGACGTGCCCGACAGCTCGACCGCTGGTTCTTAAATGGGTCGATGACCCGATGGATAAATGGCCCGATGTTGACGGCGCGATTGACCAAAATCGAAAACCTCCCGGAAGGCGAGCGCAAGTTCGTGGAGGATCTGCTACTCGACCGGCCGCGTCCCACGGCGGCCGTCATCAGCGCGCGTTACGCGGAGAAATTCGGCAAGCATTTGGCGGCGTCAACCATTCACTCGCATTTGCAGCGGCGGCTGGAAGTGCAGCGCAAACGCACCCTGGAACTCCTGGCGGAAAAGCGGGCCACCTGCCAGCTGATCGGCACGGACGGCCTGGATTTTGCCGCTCAGGCACAGATTTGGGAAGCGGTGCAGGGGATGAGCGCCGGCCAGCTTATCCTGCTGCGCAGGGTGGAGACCAAGCGCAAGGAACTGGAGCTCAAGGAAAAAGCGCAAGCCACGCGCAACCAGGAACTCGAGCTGAAGGTTAAGCAGTTCGAAAGTCAGCAAGTGCAAGCGAAGGAAGCCATTGAAGAAACAGAGCAAAAAGTCGCAGGGGGCAGGGCCGTCACCCGCGAGGACATCGACCGCATCCGCGAGCGAGTCTTCGGCCTACCCGCGCGTGGGACTCAGGCAACCGGAAGTGAAGCTGCCGCCGGTGATTCAGCTCTACCCGTACCAGCAAAGATGGGTGGATGACCGCGCGCGGTTCAAGGGCGCGGTGAAGTCGGCGCGCACCGGATTCACCTTCGGCACAGCCGTGGAGAACACGATCGAGTGCCTGGAGTCGCGCACCTACTGGAACTATTTGAGCGCCTCGGACGCTCAAGCGGTGGAGTTCATGATGGAGGGCGTGGGGAAAATCAAGGAGGCCATGAACTTCACCGCCGAAATCTTCCACGAACCTTTTGCCGACGAACTGGGGAAGACCGACCTGATCCAGCATCGCTGCCAATTCTCGAACGGTTCACGCATCCTGGCGCTGCCTTGCAATCCGCGCACGGCGCGCGGTTATCCGGGGAATGCCGTCCTAGATGAATTCGGCCACGTCGAGGACAGCTACGCGATCTGGGCGGCTATCCTGCGGGGCATCGCGCGCGGGCACAAGTTGCGGGCGCTTAGCACTCCCAACGGAGAACAGGGCAAGTTTTACGACCTTGCCAAAGCAGTCGGGCTGACCGACGCTGTAGCGCCCGCGAAGAATCCGTTTCGCCCGGCGCGCCCTGACGGCAGCACCGGCGCTTGGAGCTGGCACTATCTCGATGCGCCGATGGCGATCGCGGAGGGCTGCCCTATCGACCTGGAGGAAATGCGCGAAGGCATGCAAGACGAAGATGCCTTTAATCAGGAATTCCTCTGTGTGTTCCTGAAAGCAGTCGGCGCGTGGCTCACGCTCGACTTGGTTTCGGGCGCTGAAGACGCGAATTGCGACGGCGTGGTGGTGAGCGATTACCGCGACTTCAACTTTCAGGCCATGCTCGATCGTTGCACCGGCGGGCGATTGTCCCTGGGCATCGACTTCGGCAGATCCGGTGATCGCACTTGCGCCTGGCTGCGCGAGGATGTAGGTGACATCGCCTGGTGCCGGCTGGTTCTCTACTTGCACAACATGCCGTTTTTCATTTCCGACGCGGAGAAAGATGCCGGGAAGCTCTGTCAGGAAGACGTGCTCATGGAGCTGGTTAGGCTGGCGCACAGAACGGCGCTGGACTCCACCGGCATTGGACTTCCGCTTTACGAGAAATTCAACGCGAACCGCCCCGGCTTCGTGATGGGCGTGAACTTCGGCGGCTCGATCAAGCGCATGGAGCAAGGCGAGGCCACCACGCGCGTGCGCTCCGGCCTGGCTGATACGGTTGCAATCAAAATCGCCATGGCTACCGCCATGAAGCGGCGCTACGAGCAGCGCAAAAACCGCATTCCGCACGACCCGCAGGTGCGCGGCGAGCTGATGGCGATCAAGCGCGAGCAGACCGGCACGGCCGTGACTTTCGATGCGCCGCGCATCGAGGTGGATACGGTGATCGCCGGCGGGCAAAAAAAGAAAATATGGTCCCACGCTGAAGCCTTTTGGTCAGAAGCCATGGCGGACCTGGCGGCGGAGCAAGCGCCTGCATCGCTCAGCGATGGTGCGATCGTAGGCGTGGAGCGCGACCGGGATTTTGCTTTGGAGACGGTGAAAAGCATGGCCGCAGATTGACGCAAACGAACGCGGATAGAAAATGAACCGAGGCAGGAACGGCAACGGAAACTTCTTTCGCGGCATAGGCGCTCCTGTTGCGCTTTTGGACGCGCCTGCCGCGAGGACGAAGGGCGCACGGCCAGGGCGCGAATCGAAGGCGTCCGAGCCGGACTATCGCGCCCTGGCGCTGGCCGAGGCTCCGGGACGGAGCAAGATTCCTCGCTCCGCTCGGAATGACAGGATTCCGCCGAACGCGGAGAACCCAGCCGATTTGTTCCCCAGCGCGCAGATTCCCTTGCCGACCTACCAGGAAAAGCCCGTGGCCCCGCCGGCGATCAGCGAGGAAGAAAAACGCCAGGCGGAGCGCCAGGCCAACCTAGATCAGCGCACCCTGGGGCTTTCCGGCACCGCCAACCTGATGGGCTTTCTGCGCGATTTAGGCGAGTCCAACGCCGCTTTTCAGGGACTCCGCGCCATGGATATTTACGAGAAGATGCGGCGCGAGGATGCTACGGTGGCGGCGCTGGAAGCGGCGATCAAGCTCCCCATACGCGGCGCGGAATGGGACTTGCTTCCGGGCGTGGAAGAGAGCGACCCAGGCTACGCGCTGGCCAAGAAAATACGCGACGAGTGCTGGGAGAACCTGAAGGGCGGGCTGGAATCGACCACCGAGTCAGGCTCGCATACGACGCAGACTTTCGAAAGCGTGATTGAGAATTTGCTGCTCAGCCCGATTTTCGGCTGCTCCGCGCACGAAGACTTGTGGGCGCCCGACGCCGACAAAAACCAGATCCGGCTGCGAGGCCTCCAGCCGCTGCTGCCGCGCACCTTCTACCAGTTTCTTCCGGAAGCGGACGGCAACACGCTCAAGACCCTGATCCAGTTTGGCTATCGCGGGGCGCTGGTGCAGATCCTGCCGGTGCCGGCGTCGAAGATTTGCCTGACTACGTTCAATCGCGAGGGATCGTACTTTTACGGCCGGTCGATCCTGCGCGCTGCGCACATGGCCTGGAAGTTCAAGCGGCAGCACATGGTAATCAATGCGATCGGCGCGGAAAAGAACCGAATCGCCGTGCCGACGATTATACAAGGTCCAAACGCGAGCGAGCTGGATAAGGCAGCGTCCTGGGTGTGGGTGGAAAACCTTGCGGCCAACGAACGCACCGGCCTGTCGCTGCCTAACGGCTGGGTGTTCAAACAGACCGGGATCGAAGGCCGCGCGGTTGATCTGCTCGAAGACATCCGCCTTTATGACGAACAGATTCTCGATGCCGGCCTGGCGGGATTTTTGTATGTGGGGAAAAATTCGATTGGCGCGCGGTCGCTGGGCGACACAAAGCTGAACTACTTTTTGATGAGCGAAGAGGCCCTGGCGCGCATGATTGCGGACGTTATGACCTCCACCACGATTCGGCGCTGGGTGGACTGGAATTACGATCTCAAGGGCGACCAGAAGAACCTCTATCCTCGATTACGCTGCGCCAACATCTGCGTGGTCAACGTGATGGACATCATCGCGTCGCTCAAAGACCTGGCGAAGTCGGATGTAGACTGGCTGCAAACCTCCGACGAGCGCGATAACTGGCTGGCGAAAAAGCTGGGCGTGCCGCTGAAGACCAAGGAAGGCCGCGTAAAGTACGCGCCCATTATCGAGCGCATCCAGGAGATGGAAACGGGCACGCAGGATATTCCAACGCAGTCGCCGGAGGGCGGGCCGGAATCGGGTGATCGGAAGATCGGGAGGTCGGGAGAACAGAAACCCGCAGCGGGCGCCCCTGCGCCCCTTCCTGCCGGGGCGACGAAGCCTGGCGACACGTCGAAGGTTCTGCCAACCGGGCGCACGATTATGCCCGCCAAACAACGCGCGGCCCAAGCGGTAGCAATGGCCGGGGAGATCACCCGATCACCCGATCACCCGATCACCCGATCTGCCCGGATCCGCGACCAGGTTTCTCCGCTCTGGCAGCATGGCGATCCGGCGCATTTGAAGAACGTGCACACGGATGAGCTGCACGTCGACTTCGCAGCCCACCTGGCGGCCATGGAGCGCGGCAAGACTGCGGTGGCAGGGGCGTTCGATCGCTCCAAGCCACGCTTGATTCGGGCGGCAGCGAAGACTTTTGCGGCGGCGCTCAAGAAAGGCAAGAACCTTAATTCCGCCGCGCCCGAGCACGATGTCGGACTCGAGAACGAAGTGGCGGGAATCCTGAACGTGGCGCACCAGGCTGGATTCGAGGAAGCGCGGAAGGAGCACGCTCGGCTGGTGGCGACGGGAAAGTCGCGATACCCCGATCCGTTGCATCTGAGCGATGCCGAAAGGCCGGTAGCACAGGTTTTGGCTCCACAACTTCGGGCGGAGATCTCCGTCCAGGATGTGATCGCGGATATCGCGCAGGCGGCCCGCAAGGCGGCCCTGGACCTGGCCGCAGGCAACGCAGGCCGAGCGCCGCTCGGCCCTACGGAAGAGGAACTTGCGGACGAGATTTATTCGCAGGCGGCCGGCACGGCGTATGTGGACGAGGGGATCGAACGCACGGCGGCGGAAGCGGCGAACGAGGCATTTCGCGGCGGGCGTAGCAGCGCTTTCACAGAGATCGTGAAGGCGCTCGAGGCGGCGGGTGTGACGCCGCGCTTTTTCCGCGTGGCCGTGCTCGACAAGAATGTTTGCGGGAATTGCGAAGCGGCGGATGGCCAGGATGTGGATCCCGACCAGGACCTGTCGGCGATCTGCGACGGCCAGGACCTCTGCCGGTGCCAGGTGGCCGAGGGAGGGATCGGGTGATCGAGCCGTCGGGCCATCGAGCCATTGAAGAGCAAATCCGTTTTCCAATGGCCAGATGACCCGATGGCCAAATGACACGATAGCGCGATGGGTGCTTTCCTTTCAATGCGGTGCGTGAACGCTCCTGGGTTCTTCCTGCGGCTGAAGAACGTGGTGATGAAGGACTACACACCGCTTTGGCCTTACGCCGCGCGGCCGCTCACGAATGCGGTGGCGGAACAGTTTGCAACCCGGGGCACGGCAGGGGCGCACGGAGGCTGGGCGGCGCTCAGCCTGCGCTACCTGATGCGGAAATACCGCCAGTGGGGCGAGCAGCCGATTCTGGTGGCCAGCGGGGCGATGGAGGAATCGTTCCTCTCCGACGACGCTTTCACCTACGAACCGATGCGCATGACCTACGGCCCCAGGGATCCGCACCTGGCGGAGATCGCCTTCTATGCCCAGACGGGATTTCGCACGCGGCTGGGAACGGGGAAGGCTAAAAGTAGGGGCGGTTCGCGAACCGCCCCTCCTGATGGGAAGGCATTTGTCGAGCCGCGGCGCGTTTTCGACTGGACGCCGCAGATCTTGAAAGACGTGGGCCGGGCGCTGGCGGCGGGCTATGTGGTGATCTGCCGGAGGAAAGGCTACGCCATATGGCAGCAAGGCATGGCGGTAAGCGAAGCGCCGCTGCAAACGATTTCCGCGGCCGAGGCCAGGCTGGCCGGGAAGAGCTTTTTCGCGGACAACGGCTAATGACTAGATTCAGGGTCTCAGCACGGGGAGCGAACGTGACAGTCAAGGCGAACAGTTACCGCGATGCCAAGCTCAAGGCGGCTGTTATATGGGGGTGGAGCAATAGCTTCTGGCAGCGGCGCGCCGCTCGCCGCCGAATCAAGCAGATGAAGGCAAAGCTGGTAAAAGGCTAACGAATAATCGGGAGATCAGGCCATTGCAGGAACAGGAGAAAGCAAATGACAGAAAATCGAAATTGGAAGATGGGAAATCGGAAATGGAAAAGCGCAGCCGTTCTTCTGCTTTCCGCTTTCTGCCTTCTGACTTTTCTTGGCGCGGCGAACCTGCGGCCCGTAGGCGCCGTGGTCGATACGCCCACAATCACCATTGCGGGCGCGACCGCCACCACCAGCACCACGCCTACAACCACGGCGCATGAGGCGCAGATTCAATGGAAGTTCGGAACCGTCGCAGGCAGCTACGGCACATGCACCGTGCAGGCCGAGACGACTTACGACGGGACGAATTTCCTCACCTTGGGCAGCGCGGTCTCGGTGACGGCAACCACGGGAACGGTCAACGCCTGGACGCTAATCGAGCAGGCCGGCACCACGAGCGTTACCTCGAGCTCCGTCAGCTCGTCGGCGGCTCTGGGTTTTGGCCAGCTTACCGAGTTTGTTTTCGCTTGCTCGAGCTACGGCACCAGCGCGCCCGTGGCGATCAGTGTGATCTACAGATAGTGGAAGAATCGGGAAATTCAAAAGTCGAAGTAAAAAGGAGGAAAGACAATGCGGATTAGGAATTTTGGTTTTCGAGTTTGGGTTTTGGCAGTGCTGCTTTCTGCTTTCTGGTTTCTGCCTTCTGCTTTGGTGGGGCAGACGCTATCAGCGCCTGGGTTTACGTTTCCCTCCACGCTGCTGAACGCCTCCGCGGCGACGCAGACGGCTACCCTGACCAACAATACGATCGCGGCCATGAGCTCGATTTCGGTTTCAGTGACCACGAATTCAACCGAGTACTCGGTCACGACCGGCTGGGCGGGGCCATCGAGTGGCGCCAATTGCGGCACAACCCTGGCCTCCGGCGCAACCTGCACCATCACCGTTACGTTTACTCCAACCTCACTCGGAGCGCGCAACGGCGTGGTCACAATCTCGTGGACTGGGACGGTTCTTAGCCCGATGTATCTATACCTCTCGGGCTGGGGCGCATCGTTTACGCAACCATTGCCCTATGAGGTCTATACCACTCCGGCGACCGCAAGCCACGCATCGGTCACCGCCACAACTATGGTGACGCCGACCGTGCAGACCATGTACCGGTTCAGCTCGTATCTGACGCAGACGATTGTGGGCTCCGGCTCGACCTGCACCACCGGCAACGCCACGGTGGTGGTGAATTTGGTGTATCAGGACCCGAACGCGGCTTCCGCGCAGACTGTGGCTTTAGCGACCTATACAGCGGGGACGGCCGCAGGGACCATCGGCGTGGTGCCCTGGACCTCGGGGCCCACGAACTGGAACTTTGTCTCCGCCGCTAGCCAGGCGGTGCAGTTCTCGACCACGTACACCAACGGCACCAATTGCACGAACGGGCCGACCGTGAAGGTCTATCCGGCGCTGGAAGCGTTTTGAGGAATTGAGATGGCAATTCGATACTTGGTCCCGCCCGATCACTGGCAGGTGAGCGGGGAAGACGGCAAGCCTGACCACCGCATGATGGGCGCGGCTTGGGCCAACCTTCACGGGGGCTATCGCGGCCATCCGCCCTATTCGGGTCCGCACAAGGACGAGGCGATCGCGGCGCTCAAGCGGCTGTACAAGGAAGAGGGAATAGACACGCCGGGAGACGGGAATGCGGCCAGGATGGCCGCGCTCCGATTGAGTGAAGTCAAAGACGGCCTGGTGCGCGTGCCGTTGGTCTATACCAATCCGCCGGGGACGACTTTCGATTACGCCGGGAAGCAGTTCGCCATCGGCGAGCGGAACCTCGAGGAGTTGCGCTCGAACATGGCCGAGCGCGAGGTCCCAATCGACTACGAGCACCTCTCGGCCAAGGCTAACGTGATCCCGCCGGGCTGGGCGAAAGCGGCGGGCTGGCTAGCCAGGCCGGACACCATCGATCCTTTCGGCGAAGGTCGCAAGCTGCTCTGGGGTTGGGCGCGCTTTACTCCGGCCATGCTCGCCATGATCAAGGACCAGGAGTACCGCTACTGCTCGATCGACGTAGCGTTCAAGGGCAAGAACGAGCTGGGCGACGACGTGGGAACGTATCTCAAAGCTCTCGCTATGACCAACCGGCCGTTCTTGAAGGATCTCCCGCCCATCGAGATCTCCGACGAGGACTACCAGGAACTGATGGGAATGGGCAAGCGCACGGACGGCAAGCTGGCGGCGCTCACGCTCTCGGAAGCGGGTGCACGCCTGCTGAGCCCGGACGCGGTGCACGTAGTTGGGAACATAAGTAAATCAACGTCCGCTTCGGCGGACCACCAGGAGGCCAAGATGGCAAAGCTAACGTTGAGAAAGTCCGCCGAAGGCAAGCACGAAGTCTTCGACGGAGACGGGAAGCAAGTGGGCGAGATCGACCACGCGCACCTTTGTCACTACTCGGAGGCGAACGCGGGGATGAAGCCTGGGGGCGAGGGCGATGGAGTGAAGGCGGCCGAGAAGATCGCAGCGGCGGCGCTCGTTACCACCATGCTGAAAGACGCCGGCTGCGAGAGCATGCAGCTCGGCGACATCAAGGCGCTTATCGAAAAGGGGCGCGCCGGAGGCGCGACGGGCGTTACGGCGATGCCGGGAGTCGAGATCGCCATCGAAAACGGCAAGTCCGTAGCGAGGCCTGCGCCGGTAAAGACGGATGCGGAGCAGATCATCCTCTGCGTCGACCTGACCAAGGGCACGCTGAAGATGTCGGAGGTCGACCTCCTGCTGGATGGAGGCAAGATCAAACCCTCGAGCTTCCGCAAGGCGGCCACGGCAGAGCAAAAGGTTACGGCCGCGTTCAACGCCGGCAAGCTGAAGCCCACGCAGCGGGCCAAGGCGCTGGCGCTGTGCCTCGGCGACGAATCGGCATTCGATGAATTCATCGGCAACGCCAAGCCGGTGGTGGATACCAAGGCGCATGGCACGGATCGCGCCGTGGAAGCCGGCGAGAAGCCTGCCTCGATCCAATTTGCTTCCCTGGTCTCGGAAACCATGAAAGATCGCAAGCTGAGCGAGCGCCAGGCGGTGGATATGGTTATCGCCACCGAGCAGGGCAGGGCGCTGTGGGAAGCCATGCGGGCCGAGGAGCTGGAAGGGAACAAGGCCAAGAAATAGGTTCCAGGTGTCAGGTGTCAGGCGTCAGTAGGGCCGAGCGGCGCTCGGCCAAATCGTAGCGGCGGGTTTACCCCGCCCAATCTAGTGGCGGCGTAAAGCCGCCGCTACAGGAGGATGCAAATGGAAGTATCGCAAAAGAAACGCGCGTATGTTTACGCGGGCTTAGTGCAGCTGGGGAAATTCAGCGCCGTGGTGGTGGATACGGGCTTTTCGGCTAAAGAGGGCTTTAATCTGCCCGCCGGGATGAATGCCGCGAAGCCGCTGGGGATTGTAGAGGAAGGCATCGTCCCCAACCTTGCCAGCGACTATAACGGCAGGAATCCCGCCGGCGCCTACGAGGACATCAGCCAGGCGGCGTGGCCGGCGAACCTGATTCCCGTTACGCCTCAGGGGATCAAGCGCACGGTGGTCTACGAAGGCCCCATCCGGGCGCGGGCGGCAGGCGCCTGGTCTCGTGGCGACCGGCTGATTACCGCCAACAATCTCGGGCAGCTTGCCAGCGTGGTAACGCTGGGACTCCCGGCCGGCACCCAGATCTTTGTGGTGGCGATCGCGGACGAGGCCGCCGCGAACCCGGGCGACGTAGCCCAGGTGATGGTGGGAATCAAGACTGAGAATGTGTAGAGGACCGGGTCATCGGGTGATCGGGTCATCGAGCCATTGAAAAACAGCGTCGATGGCTCGCTGGTCTTTAAATGGCCCGATGGCTCGATGGCCAGATGAGCTGATTCGTTGGGCGGGGGCTGTCAAGCAAAAGCCCGCTGCAATCTCAAGAGGGTAATTATGCAAGCTGAAATCAACCACGTCGTGGCGGCCTCGACCGCCATCAGCGTGGCTTACAAGCAAGGGGTGTTTATCGCAGAGCGGATATTCCCGCGCTGTCCCACTGACAATTTGCGGGACGTCTTCGTGCGCTACTCGAAGCAGTCGTTCCGCAGCCTGGCCCAAGCCATGGGGCCGGGAGCGTTTCCGCGCACCTTCACGCTCGATATGGAGCCCTACGGCTACTTCGACTGCAAGGGCTGGGCGATTGCCGTGGAGCTTCCCGACGCGGTGCGCAACCACAGCGACAACAAAGCCGAGCTCGACCTGATCCACCAGGATACGGCGCTGGGAATCATCGCGCTGGGCAAGGAACTGCAAGCCCAGAGCTTGATCTCGACCACCACGATCCCCAACAACAGCACGCTGGCGGGCGCGTCGAAGTGGTCAGACTACGTGAATTCGGACCCCATCACGGCCATCCGCCTCCAGGTGCGCACCATCCAGCAAGCCGTGCCGGGCGCCAGCCGCAAGCAGATGAAGCTGCTCCTCGGCCCCTACGTCTTCGATACCCTGGTGCGCCATCCGGGCGTGCGCGAAGACATCAAGTACGTCACCAACCTGTTGAACGCGCCGGTGGATGAAGCGAACCTGGCCGCCGCCTGCGGGATCGAGGAAGTCATCGTGCCGGAGAACATCCAGTTGACGAGCGCTGAAGGCCAGCAAGACGCGCTCAGCTTCACTTGGGGCAACATCGCGCTGCTGTTCTTCTCGACCGGAGCGCCCTCGCGCATGACGCCCAACTTCGGTTACACGTTCTGGAGCACCCTGGACAGCTATCCGATCAAGCGGGTGCGGAACGAAATGAACGATGCCGATTATTTCAAGTCCCAGGAGTACCGGGACATGATTCTGGTTGAGCCGAACGCCGGGTTCCTCTGGAACACGCCCATTTAATCGGGTCATTGTAGGGGCGAGGCAACGCCTCGCCCCTAGTCGACGAGTGACTTTTCACAGGGGGATTTATGACTATCGAATTGCTTCACCCCATCACTTGCGATGGGAAAACCTACTCGCGCGGATTGGGGGAGTTTCCCAAGGACCTGGCGGAAAAGTTTTTGGCGCTGAAAGATCAATCGACGGGCAACCCGATCGCGCGCCTGCCAGTGAAGGCCGAGCCGGCTACGGCGGTGAAAGTGGAAGACGAGCTGCCCGGCAAGAAGAAGCCAACCGCTGCCGAGAAAGCTGAAACCAAGGCCGATCGAGCGGCGGACCGCGCCGAAGATCTGAGAGAACAAAAGGCCGAGGACCGGCGGGAAGATGCGGCGGCGGCGAAGGGCGAACAGCTCAGGAAGACCAGCACGGCGGTGAAGGGCTAATCGGATCGGGCCATCGGGCCATCGGGTCATTGAAGAAATGGCCAGATGACCCGATGAATCAATGAATCAATTCTTGGAGGAAGCTATGAAGAGGAAAAACGTTTGGAAAGTTTCGGTTGCACTGGCGTTTGCGCTGGTGCTTTCGTTTGCGCTGTTTCGGCCGATTCCGCGCGTGCAGGCGACGACCTCGGCGACGGCGACGCTGCTTTACGCCGAGGTTTACCACGATCGGCAGGGCCACGCGATCGCGCGCGCGACTTACGCGGTGACGGGCTTGGCTTCGGGCGCCAACACGGCGGCCTTTCCCGGCGCGCCCTTGCCGCGCCTGCCGCGCCGGGTGTTTGTAACGGCAACCGGAAACAACACCACGGGCACGCCCGTCTATCTCGATACGAATCTGGGCGCGGCCGTCCCGGTAACCAGCTTCACGGGTGGCAGGCTAGGCGTGGACGCGAACGCCGTCTATCTGCAAACCGGCGCGTCCGGCGAATGCGAAGTCACCGTTGAATACTAGGAATCGGGAGATCGGCAGATCGGGAGATCGGGAGACCAGCAGGGCAATAGCGCTTTGCGCCCTTTGTTCACCCGATCAGCCGATCACCCGATCTGACTTCTTATGACGATCTACAAAGATCCCTACGAGCAGTTCGGCGTGGCGCTCGACTTTTCCGCTGACATGGGTCAGGGAAACGGCATTGCCAGTATTACCGCCGTGAAGGCGGTGAACAACCTGACGGGGGCGAATTCTACGGCGGAGGTGATCGCCTCCAGCCCGGCGCCGTCAATCTCAGGCACAAGCGTTTCCTTAACGGTCACGGGCGGGGTGGCGGGAGAAATCCACACCATCTCCGTGCAGATCATTTCCTCGATCGGCGAACAGTATCAAGGCGATTTGACGCTGCGGGTAGTGTCAGACTCCGGCGCTTCGGTGATCCCCGGCACCGGCTACTGCCAGATCAGCGATGTGGTGGCGGAGTATTCGTCCTTCGAGCGGAACCAGACGGGCTCGGTCTCCGACACGCAGATCCAGGCCTGGATCAATCGCGGCACCTCGCTGATCAATGCCGCCTTTTTCCAGAAAGGCATCGACCTCACCCAGCCCAAATTGCCGAACGACCAGGCGATTTCCGCCGACCAGATGAACTGGCTGATCGACTTGAACGAGGACTACGCCGCCTCGAAGCTGGGCGCGGTGCTGCAGTCGAATGTGACGCTTCAGCCGGGAGAGGTCTCGATCGCGGGGCAGCGCCGCAAACGCTTTGAAACCGAGCTGGCCAATATCGGCAAGGGCAAATACGATGCCTGGTTCGGCATACCCTCGACCATCGCGGAGAGCTGGGGGGGGGGCGAGACGGACAGATCCACGCCGGCGGCGCGCGGGGAGAACAAGTTCTTCGGCAAAAACGAGGATTTCTAATTTCTGATTTCTGATTTTGTATGACTTGGAGCTCCACTTACAACCCGCTGCTGACCGAGGCCCTCATTGACCAGCTTCTCGGCATCATCTGCCGCGACATGCAGCCGGCATTGGATTTTGTCTCCGGCGAGCCTGGATCGCTGCCGGCCTTTGTCGAGTACGACCTGGCGGACGTCCCCATCAAGCGCTACCCGGCGCTCCTGTTGACACCCGATTCGGAGAGTTTCGACATCGAGTCTCCCAACACCGTCTGCCAATCGCCGGTGCGTATCACGGCTGGGATCGCGGTGGCGCACCAGGTGCCCAGCCGCGTGGCGCGCCTACTGCAGCGCTACTTGAGGGCATTTTACCTGGTGATTCGCAGCGCGTTTGAATCCAGGCCGGACAGTTTCTATTCGCCACTTGCATTGCCGGCGGGCGTGGGCCGGGAGAGTTCGGCGGGCCTGCAGGCGGCGTCGCTGAAGCTCGTTTGGGTTGAAAGCCTGGCTTACGACACGCTGCGGCGGGACCGGAAGAGCATTTTCTCGCAAATCGCGCTCGTGAGCATCAAGGCTGAGCTCGAGGAAATCTGAGGAGGCAACATGGGTTCACCACCAAGTCCGTATGTTATGGCAAAAAGGATTCACCAGGCGCCGGGGAAGGTTTGGCTTTTCCCCGACGTTCCAATCACCGGAAAACGCCTGATCATCGATATCAACGGCAATCCCACCGTGCCCAGCGCCGGCTACAGCGCCTGGGTGACGGCCACGGCTTACCTGCGCGGCGCGAAGTACAAGGATGGAGCTACGCCGCCCAATACTCTGGTCTGCCTGGTGGGCGGCACCTCGGGCGCAAACATTCCGACCACGCCGGCCAACATTGGCGACATGGTGATTGACGGCACGCCCCCCACCGCAGCCATTTGGGTGAATTGCGGGGCCTGGGGCGCGCTCTTTGGCGGAGCGACGGAAGGCGCCATGACGCCAACCTATTCGCCGAAAAACGAGGAAATCGGCGCCGACCAGGTGCCCGGGCCGATCGACGTGGTGCAGACGGCCGAGGCGGATGAGATCGATGTGGTGATGAAGGAAACCAACTTCGCCTACCTCAATTCGCTCATCACCCACGGCGTGCTGGCGCTCGGCACCGACGCCAACCTGCCTTCGGGCTCGCAGGCCTATGCCGAACTCGCTTTTGGCGGCATCCAGACCGTGCCGAGCCAAAGCGTTGCCGTGATTTCACCGCGGCGCGACGTGTCGGGGAAATTCGTGGTATCGCAACTCTGGCAAGCCTACGTTGCGGATGCCTTCAAGATGGCCTTGGCGCGCAGCAAGACCACTGAATACACGGTGAAGTTCAAGGCGATCTTCGATCCCAGCCGGACGGATATGGCGGGGAAGCTGTACAAGCAACTTTGATCGGATGATCGGATGATCGGGAGAAATGTTCACCCGATCTCCTGATCCCAGATCTCCCGATAAGAGAGGGTTTCATGAGCAGGCCCAATGGTATTGGAACTGCGGCTGATTTTCGCCAGCTGGCGGAGGCGGCGGCTTGGGCCGAGCCGGAGCGCGTGCAATTGCCCAAAAGCGGCCTGGGGGTGATGGTGCGCCGGCCTACGAAATATTATTGGGCGCTGCGCCGCTCGAGCTGGCCGCGCGAGCTGCGCGAAAAGCTGGATTTGAGGGCGAACGGCCAGAAGCTCGAGTTCACCGAGCAGGAGCTCCTGTTCCTGGTGCGCGAGGATAAACGCATGATCGAGGAGGCGTTTGTTTCGCCCAAGCTTTCGCTTAATCCCGGGTTCGACCAGTTCGATCCCAACTGGCTGCCGGAAGAAGATGCGCAATTCATCCTGAAATACCTGCGAGGCCAGGTTCTGGCGGACGGCCAGGATCTGGATGAGTTTCATGGCAGCGAACGAAAACCTGCTGGCGGCGGCGGGGCAACTGGGCAGGATCTACGGTCGGCTGCCGGTGGAAGTGCTGAGCCAGCCGGTGGCGAATTGGCGCATCAATGAAGCGGCCATGGAGCTCGCCCTGGCGGATGATGGGCAGGAGCCGGAAGTTCATGTGGAAGATATTTACTGGTAGGGAACAGGGAACAGGGAATAGGGAATAGAGAATGGGCGCAGGAAACAGCCTCGGGCTGCTGTTTCAGATTGATGCCGATCCCAGCAAGGCGCAGGAAGCCATCGCCAATTTCGAGGCATCGACGGGCAAAAGCCTGGAAAAGGCCACCAGCGCGGCCAAACCGTTTGACGACGCGCTGCTCTCCAACCGTGAGAATGCGCGGCTGCTCAGCGAAGAGCTGGGCGTTCACTTGCCGCGCGCCGTGACCAGCGCTTTCGGCAAGATGCTGCCGGAGATCGCCGGGCTGGGCACGGCGCTCCTGGGGGTTTTCGCGGTCGAAGAAGCAGTTAAGTTCGGCGAGAAGATCCTAAAGCTCAGAGATGATTTCAACGAGGTCGCGCAATCTGAAAGAGTGATGAATGAGATTGGGAAAGAAAATATTTCCCTTATCGAGCAGGGTGCGAGGAAGAGTGAGGACTACGCGCGTCAGCAGCTTAGGCTGACTATCGCGCAAGAACAGGCACAGCAGGCGACCGTGGACGCCATGCGGGAAGCTGAACACGGCCTCGGGGCGATAAACCCATTGACTGCGCAGGCCATTCAGGCCTGGACGTACTGGACCGGTGAATCCAAGGAGCTGAAGCAGGCTCAGGCCGAGCTGATCGGCCAGCAGAAACTTCTACTCGGACTCTCCAAAATCATCGGAGAAGATGAAACCGAGCGACACAAGAAAGCTGCCGAGGCCGCCAAGCACGCCGCTGCAGAAGCGAGGCGCCGGTCGAAAGAAGAGAGTGAATTCATTATCCAGCTCACGGGGGAAGCCGACCGCTCCACGAAGCAGATGGAGAAGTGGCACGAGGAGTGGCTGAAAGCCATCGGGATGCCGGAGGAAGTGAAGTTCTCGCTCCAGGAGATCAACCGCCAGATCAATTCAAGCGGCCTGGCAGCGGCTGCGGCGTTGCCACAGATGACGGCGCTGGGCGGAAGCTTTCAGAAACTCACGGAAGCGCAGCGGGCGGCACTGCCGCTGAGCGCGGCAACCACCGACGCGCTCTTGAGGCAGGCGCAGCACATCCACGAAGTTGTGGCGGAGATGGAGACGCACGAGATCCCGGCGCGGCGGCGCATCGAGCTCGAATACGAGAAGCAGGTAGATGCCGCCAAGCGCGAGATTGCCGCGCTGCGCAACGAATACGCAGAGCACAAAATCACGCGCGCGCAGATGGAAGCCGACGAGGCGGCCTACACGCGGGTGATGGTGGATCTGGCGGAGCAGCGCAAGAAAGCGGAGAAGGCGGAGAGGGACGCTCAACGGGAATCCCTGGAAGCGCAGGCTGGGGCGATTGTCGACCAGATCGCCAACCTGACGGGGAATGTCAAGGCGGCGGCGGCGATTCGCGGGGCTTACGATGCCGCGCTGGCCATCGAGTGGTGGGCGAGGTTTATTGCCAGCTCCGGCACGGACGGGCATGCGGCGCTGGCCGCAACGCAGTATACGCTGGCGGCAGTCGAGATGTTTAAACTGGCCGGAAAGAGCCATCCGGCAGCCTCAGGCGTGGGCGCTGGGGCAGGCGGCGGGGGATACCGCGAGGAGACCTACGGCGGGCGCGCCGAGCGCGCTGGGGGCGGTGGAGGCGGCGGGGGCGAGAGCGAACGAGAGCTCGCTGGCGCGGGGCTTGCTCCGGGGGCGCAAGGATCGAGTGGCGGGCGGCTGAATGTATATATTTTGAACGAATCCGAGCAGGCGCGATTTTTCGCCGATGGTATCAACAAGGCCGATGCGGCGGGACATTTTATGCAAGTTTCGACGGCGCGGCGGTCGGCGCCGGCACAAGGGTAGGCCCGAATCCGCCGCGGCGGATTCGGCCCAGGGCGAGCGCCGCTCGCCCCTACGATGACAAACAATGTCGAATCCGCAAATTATTTACAACCCGGGCACGGGGCCAGTGACGCTCACCATCGTGCGCCCCATGCGGTTTCAGTGCGCCTACGATTACCAGTCAGTGCGGCACGACAACATCGCTTCCAGCGGCGTCCGCGAAGCGATATTCGAGCGCATCGACACTTTTCTAAACTTCACCATGGAGTGGGTGGGGATTGGCGCGGACGTCGAGGCTTGGAACGCCTTCATGTCCTATGCGCTCGAGGGCGGCCAGTTTCAGTACTTCCCGGACGGTTCGCAGCCGGCTTACGCGAACTACTGGCTCGAGGATACGAACTGGAAAGCCGCCTATAAGTCGCCGGCGCAGTACACCTTCAAGATGAAGTGGCGGCTGGTGGTCGCTTGAATCGGGGTCATCGGGTGATCGGGTCATTGAGTCATTGAAGAACGAACTAAAGGAGAAACGATGGAAAAACAATCGAGCAAGAGATTTGAAACAGTAGCGTCCATCGCCATTGTGGCGCTCTTTGCGGGCATGGCGATGTTTTTGAATGGCGGGCGGCTGGCAGCGCAGATGTCCGAATCGCAAAGGACTAACGAAGCTCTGGCGATCCGGGCCGGTTATCACCGCGAGATGTGGGAAAACGGGGTGCCGGATATCAAGGGGCTGCTGGATGAGGCTTTCAGAAAGCCTCAGAATTGGGTGCATGTGATAGCGCGCCACGCGGATGGCAGGGTATTTCTCGACGAATGGAGCCACAACCTGCGGACTAACGCAGGCGAGGTTTGGCAGGAAGGGCTGATGGGAGCCAACAGCGGGGCCGCCTCGGCTCTCTATATTGCGCTTACGAACACCGCGATCACCCCTGCCACAACGGACACTACCCTGTCGGGTGAAATTGCCGCCAACGGTTTGTCTCGGACACTTGGTACCGCTGCTTACTATTCTTCCGGCATCTGGTCCGGGACTTACACGAGCGGCGGAAGCATAACCGGCAGCACTGGCCAGACCTGTACACTCGCGACTTTCGGCAACAGTTGCTCCGGCACTGCCGCAAGCGTGGCGCTGACGAGCACAAATACCATTGCTGGCTCGACCGCGCTGGTCTTCTCGAATCACGGGACGAGTTGCACAGCCGCCTCCACCTCCGCGACATTGGGTTCGGGCACAGCAACTTGTAGCGGTTCGGCAACACTCAGCACGGTCTTCGGAGCCAACGTCTATTCGGTCAGCAACACTTTTACGGCTACCGGAACGCAGGCAGCGCAGGCGGCGGGAATCTTCACGGCTGGCTCCGTGGGAACGATGGTCTTTGAGAGCACCTTCATTCAGGCATCGCTCGCGGCGACCGATACGCTGGCAGTGTCGGATACGATCACGTTTTGACCGTAGGGGCACGGCTTGCCGTGCCCTCATCGAAAGGGCACGGCTTGACGTGCCCCTACTGAAAATTGAAAGGGATGAAAACATGAAAAAGCTTCGATGTCTTATCTTTTTCGTTTGTGGGTTGGCTATTGCCTCCGCGGTTGCTGCGGCGCAAACGCAGAACCACGGGGTCACGGTCACATGGGTCGCTTCGGCTTGTTCGGCGGCCGCTCCAGGCACATGCTCGTCTTTTGGCTACAACGTTTTCGAGGGGCCGGCGAGTGGCCAGGAATCCACGGCGCCATTTAACGCGTCTCTAATCTCCGGCCTGACGTTTACCGATAATGGCGCGACCATGAATGCCTATTTGGGAACGACTCGATGTTACGTCATCCAGGCGCAGGAGATAACCTCGGGGCTGACGCTGAGCAGCGCGAACAGCCCCGAGGTTTGCTTTTCATTTCCCAATCAGCCATCGGCCCCCGGAACGGCCGCAATTTCCCCCCATTAGGATAGGGTAGGGGCACGGCTTGCCGTGCCCCCATCGAAAGGGGACTTATATAGTTAACTCCCTCACGGGAAGAAAAGAGGAATGACATGAAGTTTACCTTCACAATCATCTATACGGACAAAGACGGAATTTTTGGACAGGTGGATGGGACGGCTGATGCAGTTGAAAGCACCGTCATTGCTGACCAAATCGGGGCTTTGATTCGCAGCGGAGTTCGAGATTTGACCTTGGATGTGAAGCAAGGGAGTTAAGTATATAAACCCCATCGAAAGGGCGCGGCAAGCCGTGCCCCTACAGCATGCTGAAGCGTCTCATTCTCGCTCTATTCTTCCTGGTGGCGGCATCGCCCGCCTGGGGGCAGGCTCCGGTTGGTTACTGGACGCTCAATGGGGATGCGCTGGATCATTCTGGCGGCAGCAACAACGGTACATGGTACGGCACCCAAACAGGCACCAGCGGCTACTATTCACCAGGCGACGGCCAGACCTGGGCGGGAACTTTCGACGGCAGCACCGATTACGTGGATATGGGCGAGATCTCGCTCGAAGCGGGCAGCACACAGAGCTTTACTTTGCGGATGAACTCTAGCATTACAGGAAAACTCCTGTTCGCGCACGGAGCTGATGGCTCTGCAGGGTTCTACCTCTACGGGGCTTCAAGCTCAACCATAAGGTGGGAACTCAATTCGAACGGGAGTGACTACACTGATTACACTTGCACCTTTTCGGCGTTCGACGGTAACTGGCATGATCTGGCACTGACCAACAGTTCCGGCACAGTGGTTGCTTACGGCGACGGCAATTCGCTTTCCTGCTCGACAAGCTCGGGGGGTGGTGGTTTCACTGGGACAGTTGGGACAAACAATTTGTCGCACTTGTACATCGGAAACTACGACACCAGCGGATATAAATTCAGTGGGCTCATGCAGAGTGTCCGCATTTATGGCTACACGCTGTCGGCTAGTCAGGTCGCCGACCTACACACTATCAATGGCCTGATTTATAGTGCAAACCTAAGTGAGAGCAACACGGCCTCGGATGGGATCGCGCGCTTGGCGGTGCACGGGCGGCGGGACAGCGAGACCAATACCGCCTCGGATGCCATTTCGAGGATGGCCGCCTTCGGTCGGACGGATAGCGAGACCAACACCACCTCGGATGCCATTTCGAGGAGGGCCGCCTTCGGTCGGACGGATAGCGAGACCAACACCACCTCCGATTCATTGGCTCGGTTGGCAGGCTTCGGCCGGTCTGACAGCGAGAGCAACACAGCCTCGGATGCGCTCGCCCGCGTAGCGGCCTATCTCAGCGAAGCGGCGATGAGCGAGACGAATACGGCCTCCGATGAGATCGGTCGCAGCGTGGCTTTCGAGCGCGCAGCGAGGGAGGCCAATACCGCCCTCGATGCGCTGGCGCGCATGGCGGCCTACGGACGCGTCGGCAGCGAAACGAACGTGGCCACTGACGCGGTGGGGACCTCGGAGACCGTGCCGGGCACTTACAGCGCGATGCTGTACGAAACCTACGTCGCTTCAGACGCCATCGCGCGCATGGTGGTCTATGCACGCAGCGCGAGCGAGGTCAACGCCGCTTCCGATGCGCTCACGCGCCTGTGTAGCGTGATTCGCGCCGCAGCCGAAAGCAATCCCGCGTCTGATTCCCTGCTGCGCCTGGCGGTGTACCAGCGCAACGAGGGCGAGAGCAATCCCGCTTCCGACCTGGTGGCGCGCTCTTGGGGGGGCACGAGGGCGCTTCTCGAAGCGCCCCTACCGATTTCCGACAGCCTCAGCCGTATCATGGCTGCATTTCGAGGCGATAGCGAAATCCTGACCTTCAGCGACGTGGTTATCGTCGTTCGGGGCTATAAGGTCATCGTCCTGCCGAGGCACCAGCTTACAGAACCGGGCAGGGCGAAAACGGGCGCCGTGCCGGAGCGGGTGAAGACCGGCGAGGCGCCGGTACATTAGGGAATAGGTATGGCCGAGCGCCGCTCGGCCCTACGACGATGATTGCCGGTAATCAAACCTGGGTGAACGCGTTGGGGCAGCAGCAGAAGCGGCCGCTCTACGTTTTGCTGATTCCGTGGTTCGGGCTGTATCTCGCAAGTTTCTCGCTGGCTGGCCCGGGCGTTGAGACCGTGATCGTGCCACCGCCCGCAGCAAGCGGCTGGGGAGTGATTCTGTGGGGTATCGGAGGGTGGGGCACGTAGCAGATCGGGCCATCGGGTGATCGGTTCATCGAGCCATTGAAGAACAGCGACCCGATGGACAGATGGTTCGATGGCCAGATGACCCGATGACCCGATAATGTGATGGCTAGCGTTCAACAATACTACCCGAATTCGTTCTTCGCCGATCAGCAGGCGGCGCTGCAGTGGCTATTATCGCGCCAGCAGGCTCAAAATTCGGATTGGGAAGCCGCCGTGCTCGAGACGGGCTTCCCCGGCACCACCGAGCCTGGGGCGCCCTACGTGCCCAGCCTGCCCGCGCTCATCGAGTGCGCGATCGTCGACCTGGTCTACGCGAAAGCGCTCAGCTCGACTTATTTCGACCTCGAAACCGTGGAAAACCTGATCATGGCGCCGCCGCCCGGCCAGGCCCTGGACAACCAAGGCGGTCCGGACGGCTTCCCGGTGAATTACTCGCCCACGCCCACCGGCCTGGGGAACATGTTCATGCCCGTGTATCCACTGAGCGCGGGCCAGATCTCGGCAGCCTACGCGGCGAATGTGGCGAAGTACGATCCTTACGGCCATGGCGTCAATATGTGCACGCCGAGCGGCTTGCAATACCTGCACCCGCTTGCCGGGATGGACGTTTACGGCTACCTGCTCAACCTCCAGCCGGGGCAAACCTACCGCATTGATTTGTTTGTACTCGACAGCGGAGGGACGTTTCATTATCAGTCGAGCGCGCTGTGGCAAGGGCCATTCGAGACCGGGGGGCAGTGCCAAGGCCAACAGCCCGCGCCCAGTTGTTTCCAGTCTTACTTGACGCCCGATGGGTACTGGGGGGCGCAAATCACCATGGCGGGCCTGGTGGTGGCCGCCGCCTATCCTGCCAGCGTCACCCAGCCGAGTTCGGGCTGGACGGGCGCGGCGCTGCCCGCGGGCTGGGTTTGCCACTCGAATACCGGCGTGGGGCAAAAACTCGAAGGCTATTTCGCCCGGCTTTATTCCTACGACGGCTCGGAAACGCTCGAGGAAGACAACATCCCTATCATCGTCCAGGACCTCCAGCACGCGCGCTGCGGGTCGTCTCTGGTGCCGGCGGCGGGGCAAGTGACGCTGCACATCCTCTACAGCGATCCCGTGCTGGAAGAGCCGGTGCTGGTCTACACCTCGCTTGCAGGCGAATCCGCTTTTGCCGACTTGCCGCTTTCTTACATCGTCCCCAGCTCCGACCCGGCTTACGTGCCCGACCCGAGCGCGTCGAGCGCGCCCGCGCCCCAAAACCGCAGCAGGATTTACGATTGCGCGCTGGGCATCATGGTGTTTGCAGCTTCGGGGAATTTCCACGCGGCGGCTGAAATCATCGCCGAGCTGGATGCGATTCTGGCGAATCCCGTGACGTCGCCCGGCCAGGTGCTCGAAAACGGCGCGGGATCGAGCGCGCGGTGGACGAAGAGCAATGGAGGGGACTCCGTGAGCGACGTCGCGGACCCCTCCTACCCGCCTTCGGGCGGAAACGTAGTGGATTTCCACGCGCTCGCCGGCGGCGACTCGTTCACCTACTCCGGCAGCGGCTTCCCGGACGCTACCGACACTGCTGTGCAGTGGTCCTACAAGGCAGCCGCGGGCGCCGCTTTCATCTTCACCATCACCGTCACTTCGGCGGCCGGCAAGGTCACCACAATCAAGGCAAGCGCCATGGCGCGCACGTCGCGAGGGCGATTCCCGCCCACACTGCCGCCAGGCACCTATAGTGGCACCGAAATCCTGATCCCTGTCGATTTGGGCAACGGCTCGTGGCAAGACCACACCCTGATGGTGGGGCAATTGGTCGCCCAGGTCGCGGGCGATGAGCTGACTGCGATCACAGGCTTCGCAGTTGAAATGGGCGCGGCCGGCGACCTCTATTTCAACGCCCTGGCGGTCTCGAGCCCGCAGCCCGCAGGGTCGCTCTTCGAAAGCTACGACACATTTCACGGCCAGCCCGACCAGAAGATCATCCGCGCCGGAACGCTGGGCTGGCTGTGTTATGCCTACGCATTCTACATGGTGCAGTCGGGAGACTATACCCCGGCGGTGTCGCTCCAAGCCATGATCGCGTTTTTGTTGATGCTCCAATCTTCCAACGCGGACCTTACGAACGACCTCTACCGGCAGGGTTTTGGGTCGTATCCCGCGCCCGATTATCAACTCACCCCAGGCGCGCTTCTCTCCGTGCGCACGCGCGACCAGGCGATTCTGTACTTCGCTTTCACGCGCGCTGCGGCGGTTTTGGTTGCTGCCAGCGTTCAACTCCTGAAAACCAACAGCATCACATTGTCTCAAGCCGCTTCGATGCAAAGCGCCGGGCGGGCGCTTGGTGCGGTGCCAGCCACCATCGCCGCCAAGGTTATCGCCAACCTCTACATTCCGGCCAGCGGCGGCGTCCCCGGGCACTTTGCGCAGGGCGCGAGCGCGAGCGGGCTCGACACCTCGGAAAACCTGGAAGCGCAGACTTGGGGCGCACTGCTGGCCCATGCTGCCGGTCAGGACGGCATTGCGCTTCAGTGCCTGGACTTCGCCCAGGACACTTTCTACCTCGCTAACCAGACGATTGCCGAGACAGAGGTCGCCAATGCCTGGAACGAGGTTTACGAGCAGGCGCGAGCGTTCAACGGCTACAAGCCTTTTGCCGACTCCGCAGGCGGCTATTCCGGGTCGCCTGCAAGCGTCTCCCAGGAAGGCACCTGGGGAGCGATCCTAGCCATTCTGGCGCTTTACGACGCGCCAGGCCTTAGCTCTGCCTTGGGCGAGGTCCTCGACACGCTGCTGGCCACCCTGATCGTGAGCCAGCGCACGGTTTGGCAAGCGGCGCTTGCCTCAGACGTTCCGGGCGACGTGGGCGCGACCCTGGCCTATTCACTGGCTTCGCGCGCCATGCCCTGGCAGTTTTTCGTTTGGGCGGGGTTTGGCGCTACGGCTTGGGAATGGCTTACGGCAAACGCCCCTGGCTTGGTGCTCACCGCCGCCAACGTGGTCACCGTGCTACCCAACATGAAGATCCCCTCGGGCATGTCGCAAAACGTGACGGAAGAGGAAGGCGCGTCCAGCGTGGGCGGCATGACCATCGAATTCATCGATCCCAGCGGGTTGCTCAAGCAGCTTGCGGCGGAGAATGCGCTGGTGGGGCAGACGGTCGAGTTCCAAATGGGTTTCCCGTCGCAAGCTTTGGGCGATTTCGTTACCTTGCATGTGGCGCAAATCGTCTCCGTGGGCTACTCGAAGGAAGGGAAAATTCTGATCGAGCTGCGCGATGTGCAGCGGTTCGTAGCCGGCAAGCAAATCTTCAAGCTGGGTGGCCCGTTCCCCTGGGCACCCGGCGAAGCGAGCCAGCAGCCGATTGGCGACGCCTGCGAGTTTAACGCGCTGCCGGTGAGCGACAAAAACCCGCGCTGGATTCAGGGCAACCCCATCCGAATCGCCCTGGCAGTGCTGCAAAACGAGTTGGGGGTGGGGCAAGATCCGGCGCTCTTTAGGTCGACTTACGTGCTCGAGCAGCTTGCGGATGTTTATTCGAGCGAGCAGGACTACCTGCCCGCGCCGCTGCCCGCCGGCTGGCAGATCTATAAATGCCTCTCGAACGGCCACGGCTACCAGTTCGACGACTCGACGCTGATCAATCCCAACCAATACATCGACGTTCCCCAGTGGCTGAACCTGGCCGACAGCGTATTTTCCGGCGACCATTTCGAGTTCAAAATAACGCGCTCGGCGGAGGGCAAGGGCTGGATCGAAGACCAGATTTTCAAACCCCTGGGGATCTATCTGATTTGCGGCGCAGACGGCAAGCTGCGCCTGAAAACCATGCGCCCGCAGCCCTGGCAGCCGGTGATTTTCCAATTCAATCAGAAAAATATCCTCTCCATCCCGGAAGTCGTCCGGCAGCCGGTGCTCAACGTGGTGACGGTGAAGACGGACGTGGACGTGGAAGGCGATTCGAGGTCCGGGCTGACGCTTTCGGCGCGCGCTTACCAAAACCAGACGACCCTGGAGCAGCCCACCTCGATCATCGTCTATCGCCAGGAATACGCGCACCAGGTGGAATCGACGGGGTTGCGGGTGAACTACGGCGGCATGCTGCGCGCTACGCTGGTGGCCGACCGCATCTTCCGCCGGCACGCATTCGCGCCGCCCGCGTACCGCTTTGAAGCCTTCCTGGCGGCCGCCCAAGTCGAGATTGGCGACCTGGTGACGCTGACCCACCCCAAAGCGCTGGACCTGCAGGGCGGCACGCTGAGCCTGGTGAATGTGCCTTGCGAAGTGATTGAGCGGAAACCTAACTGGGCGCAAGGCAGGATCGAATTTTTGCTGTTCGATCGCCGCTACCTGAACGTGGGCAACCCGTATCAGGTCTACCCCAGCGCCCAGGGGGAAATTGCCTGGGACGAAGCCAATCCGCAACTGCGCCAACAGTATATGTTCGTGTCGTCTGCGGCGCTGGGTGGGGAGAATGACGATGGGACGCCGGGGAACACGATTTTCTGATCGGATCATCGGGAGATCGGGTCATCGGGTCATTTGTGAATGGTGAATTATGAATGATGAATCGAAGGATCGAAGAAATCCTCCTGTGGATCGAACCAAGCAGACGCTTACGGATGGATCGCCGGTGACGCCGGATCACCGTGAGATCAACCAGAAGACCGGGCAGCAAAGGGCGTACGTCGTGTTGAGCGCGGGTGAGCGCGCCAAGGGCTTCGTGCGCCCGGTCCGGACGACATATACGCACCTCGTCTGTGGCACGGATATGACTATGTCGCTTGCGATCGCTGAAAATTATGCTCGCGATCCAGGGTTTTACTCTGGGACGTTTTGCGTCATCTGCAGGACGCACCGGCCCCTGACGGAGTTCGTTTGGAAGGGCACCGACGAACAGGTGGGTTCGTAGAGGAGAGCTGATAACTGAAAGCTGAGAGCTGCAAATGAGCCAACTATCTCTAGCCAGCATCCCTGGGTTTTTCGACATCGCCGACAGCGCCATGGCGGCCGGGCAAGCGGTTACGGACGATATCCTACTGAAGCTCTCGCACAATGCGAAGTTTGCGGCGGTGCGCGGCAAGCAGATCTATATGGGTTTCTACGCCAACGGGAACACCGTGCCCACCCCCGTGGATCCTGACGATGGCTATGCCTATGCGCGCTCGGAGTGCCAGTTCGTTTGGCTGATCTATTCGAACCGCGCGCCTGGAGCGGGCTTCATCCCCGGCCAACAGCTTCCTGCGCCCATAGCGAGCTCGCAGGCTGGGAACCTTTATAACTTCCCCGGCGGCTGGGACATCAACGATGCCACGGGGTTGGTGAGCTTGCGGACGACTTACAATACCGCCACCGGCGGCGGGCTCACCGAAGTGGTGAACAACGACGGCATTGTGAAGGTTTATGCGAATTGTTTGCGCTCGAGCATCAACGTGGCGGATTAGGAAGGGAACAGGGAACAGAGGATGAACGCTGAAAGCTGATAGCTGAAAGCTGAGAGCTTACTATGGCAGTCACAAGGATAATCCTTCCCCGCAAGGGTTTCGTCCAGTCGCAACACGGCCTGACGCAGTACGAAGGCGACCAGGACGCCAACTGGGCGCTCCTGGACGCCAACGTTGCCTTCATGAGCGACGTGGCCGGCGCGGTCAGCGGCGTGGCGGGCGACTTGGGATGGAACGGGGTGGCGTCCGGTTTTGTGCTTTCTACCTCAAGCAGCTTGGCGCCCGGAATCACCGCTGGGGTGCTTTACGCCAACGGGATCCGCTACGCCGCGAGCGTGGCGCCCACGCTTCCAGCCGCTCCGGCCAGCCTTACCAGCTACCTGTTTTATAATTCGGCCACTGGCTTTTACTATCAGTCTTCACTGGCGCCAGCCACGGCCGGCGATGCGCTCATAGGCGTGGTCGTGGCGGGGGCGAGCGCCATCACGTCAGTCACCACAGCAACCACGCTCTTTGGCCAAATAAGCCTGGCGCCCTCGGCGGCTGGTGCTTTCATCGTGGCCCACATTTTGGGGCGAGTGCCAACTTGCGCGACCGTCCGCATGACTAGCGGCGGCGCGATCTGGTTCCAGTCGCCCACTGACATGGACGGCGTGAACCTGTATCTCGTGGCGTCCGCGCCGGGGGTTACAGGAAAGGCGGTAATATGGTGAAATCGCGCATCTCAAATCTCAAATCGCAAATTCCTCACGGCGCTCTGCTGGGCATGCTGCTGCTCGTGGTGCTGCTCGGGCTTTTCAGCCTGGTCGACCCCGTCCATTCTCAGATCCCTGGAGGCGCGCCATTCTTCCCCGCCGTCGCCAACTGGCTGGTTGACAAGGGCAGCGAGAAGTACAACGTGCTGGGATACGGAGCGGTCGCTGACGAGCGCATGGTCACAGACGCCGTCACCACGGCCGGCTCCGCCACCGTCACTTCCGCTACGGCTGCCTTTACCAGCGCTGATAATGCGCGGATCGCTAAAGTCTCCGCCGGGGCAGCCGGCTTTGCGGCCGGGACTTACGTTTCTGGGGGCAGCTTCACCGGCGCAGCGGGGACCACTTGCACGGTATCCAGCTTTAATGGAGGAGGCTCGGGCGCCATGGGCACTCTGACGCTCACCGGGACCAATACGGTCGCGGGTGGAACGTATTTGGGCATGTTGACGTTCGGTAGCGGCTACACAACATCGTCCACCTCAGCCACACTGAGCGCCGGCCCCGGCCCAGTCCCCGTGCCGGCGGCCTGTAGCGGAACGATTACCGTCGCGGCCACCACGCTGTATTATCTCCCCATCGTTACCAGCCTCACCGTGGTGAACTCGACCACAGCCACGCTGGGCGCGAACGCGGTTTTCAGCGTCACCGGGGCCACCCTCAGCATCGGCACAGACAACGCCTCGGCGTTTGCCGCAACGGCTGCCGCCGCTTACGCCGCGGGAGCGCCCACGCCGACGTGGTATGCCCCGCCAGGGAATTACCTCTACACGGGTGGAATGAGCTTCGCGCATTCCGTCACAGTGCGCTGCGAGCCAGGGGCGCATCTTGATTACGCGGGAACCGCGCATGCCGTGGATATCGGTCCGGCGTCGGGCCTGAGCTTCATCAACTACGACAACCAGCCCTACCTTATGGAGGACTGCGGATTCCAAGGGGCAGAAATCGCTTCCGAGGGAATCTACGTGAACCAGTTCTTGGGCAACGTCCGGCTGACCGAGCTTCATTTCGGCAGCACTGGCGCGGCCAACAGCAGCTTTGGCTACGAGAACAATTTCGAGCTGTATCTCGCGGGCGAAGCCTGGCACCTCCACGTAGACCACAACTCCTGGTGGAACACAGACGCGGTGGTGCAGGGACCGGGGGGATACTGCAAGGCGCCGCACCAGTGGATGTACATTGGGGCGGGAAGCGTGAACGCGTTAGATAACGAGCTCTGGATTAAAGACAACATGGCGCTGAATACCCAGCCGATTGGCGCGGGGCTGCAACCCTGCCTGGGCGGGATAGGGATTTGGGACAAAGGCGGATACCACGTCATCTCCCACAATGATATCGCTTGGTGGAACCCGATGGTCCGCGTAGCCTCCCAGAACAACATCCCCTCCTTGATCCTGAGCGAAAATACGCTGGAAATGGGCGCGGGCGCCTTCTATCCCGGCCCTTACACGGGGATTCAGTTCGGCGAGCCGGGCGGCTCTGGAGAAGTCGGCGGCATGCAGATCCTGAACAACCAGATACAGTTCAGCTCCAACTGCCATTTCCTGGGGCCGGGCAACTCTTCTGAGTTGCTCACTTACACGCGCCTGATCGGCAACCAATCCCCAGGCGTTCCCGGCCTTACCTATATGGTCTATGAGAACAATCTGGCCGGGCAGCCGATGAACATCGCCCGCGAGAACTTTTGGGGATGGTTCGGCTCCATCTACTCGCCCGGCAGCAACATCACGCCATGGTACGGCATATACGCGCAGGGGCCCGTGATCGTCACCGGGCTCGGCGGAGAGCAAGGCTATCTGTCCGTCCCACCCGCCACTTCGGTTTTTCAAATGAGCTTTAACTTCGACCAGAACACCATGCAGAATTTCGACCCGACGATTGGCGGCAGTTTTTTCAATCTGGTTCCGGGCGGAGTGAATTGGTACTGGGTTCCGAGCGGAGCTTCACCAACCGCCCTATTATCGTGGGTCATGCGGCCGGGCCCCACTCTTGGAGAGGATTGGAGTTTTGGCTGCGGGGAAGCGATGGGGGGAGGGAACTGCTACATCGACAACCTCATGGGGCAAGGAGGCGGGGTGATCCTCGGTGGTATGACTCCGAAGATTGCCGGGCAAGGCCAGCCGGTCACCATCTATAACAACGTTACAGACAAGCAAGTGGAGTTTGCGGTGCAGTCTGTTGGGACCGACAGCGGCAGAAATGCCGTGCTGATAGGCTCCCATGTGGTTTTCCCGGTCACCAGCGCTCCTACGGTCACGGGAGCAGGCTGCAGCTATGTCCGCGGGAACGATTCCGTGGGCGTGATCGCGGCTACCGGCCCTGACACCTGCACGGTCACATTCGCGAGCCCGTTCACGTCGCCGGTCTGCTTAGTGACCGCGACTGTGAGGACGGAATATCCGACATGTGAGGCTTACACGACTTACGCCACGATCACCACAGTGGCTGCAGGTTCCGTCTATTACAGCATCGCCGACACGCAGTGAGCAGAAGACCTTATTCGCCGCGGATATTTCGCTGGGAGATCTCACAGACTGACCAAGAATCGGACGTGCTGGGATGGATAGCATCAAGCGCGGCAGTCACGCGGATTCAGGGCTGCCGGCAGGCTCAGGAAGCGGGTGACGACGTGATGTTACTAGGCATGCCAAGTGGTGCACCGCTGCTCGAGCCTCTGCTTCGAGTGTGCTTTCCACAGGGACCGGCTCTGGTGCCGTCGATTGAGGAATCGTAGGATGGTAAGGCTCTAGGCCTCTTCATAGGCAGCGCTTGACTCGTATGTACGCCTGTGGAAATCTAACACTTTAGGTGTCTGTGGGGGCACGATATGACACGATCCCTCACTTTTTGGGCGGCCCGCCCCGCCTTATGACATCATCCCTCATTGCGATGTGACCCGATCCCTCACCACCCACAAGAGGGTGTCCCGCTGCCGGCGCTTTCACCAGCCGGAGCGGGACGGGTCAGGGGTCGCTTGCACGCTAACGACTGATCAGAGGGCGAACACGACGAAGTAACCCCTCACCTGGCTCGCTCCGCTCGCCACCCTCTCCCCAGGGGAGAGGGCAGTGTTTCCCCCAAGGTCGCCGCCGCCTATTCCTCCTTCTCGATGACGCGAGGAACACGGAAACAACCCGCGCTCTGATCGGGAGCATTGGCGAGGGCCTCGTCCTGCTCGAATGTTTTGTGTGGCTCGTCTGCCCGCAGGGAAGGGTTCGCCGCGGTGGGATAGGTCACCTGCGCCATCGGTTCCACTTGCGAAGTATCCAGTTCATTCAGCTTCTGCATGTACTGGAGGATGGAATCGAGCTGCGGGAGAAATTTCTTCACCTCTTCGGGAGTTAATTCGAGGTGGGCGAGTTCGGCGACGTAGCGCACGTCCTTTTCTT